TTCTTTGACATCTTCAATCAACAAGGGAGTTAGTTTCTCATACCATACAGTCTTGTAACCTTCACCAACCGCAGAGTCAGTAACAATCTCAGGCAGCACAGCTTCTACTTCCTGGGCAGAGATACCTACCTCAACACCCTTATCTTCTACGCCAAGACCAAGTGCAGTATCGTTCGGAGTAAAGTAGTAACCATTAAGACTGTTGACCTTATCCAGTGCATCAGGGATAGTTCCCTGGAAGTCCTTGAGTCGCTCGTCTGAGAAGAAAGCGGTAATGTTGCCGGTGGCTATAATGTCGCCTACTACGTGTAGTTCTTCTTGTGGTGACGTTGTGTTGATTCCTAACGAACCAGTAATATTTGCACCAGTGCTAATGGTTTTTAGCTTGTCGGAACCATTGTAGTTAAGCTGACACGCGCCGGACACATTAAACCTAGCATAAGTTTGGCCGCCAAGTCCTGTTGCGCCATTACCAATATCGACATAGCTTGATCCACCGACAAAAAGGTTTCCAGTTCCTGTGTCTGTAATATAACTATTAGAACCATTATGGTAAATCTCTAAGTCATCACCAGCACCGAACAATGCCTTGTCGTTGTCACCAAGGGAAAGACCATCCGCTGTAATTTCTCCAGTAACAGCTACGCCGAGGGCGTTTGTTTGTAACTTTAATTGATTGGCGTTGTATAAACTCACACCACCATTACTGACGGCAAACATTGTATTCTGAGTACCAGCAGCATTCGTGAATTGAACATTGTCGCCTTGAATCCTTAAATTACCAGTGCCTACATCTTTTATATAACTATTAGAACCATCATGATAAATCTCTAGGTCATCGCTAGTACCAAACGTAATCTTGTCGTTTTCGCCCACTCCAATGCCGCCGTTGGCTCTAATCTCATCACTAAAGTTTTTTATACCTGCAATAGCTTGGTTGCCCGTGGTTCTGATAACAGTAGAGTCCACAGCTACAGTATTTACCGCAACAGCTATACCATCGCCTGCACCGACATCAACTGTTACCGTCCCAGAAACGCCTCCACCAGACAAACCATTACCAGCCACTACTGCTGTAATGTCGCCTACGTTAGAAGTGTAGCCATTAGGGTTGCTTGCAGGATAATAAAATGTTCCTTCCTGGCCATCTAATAAATCAGCGTCTAAGCCAGACCCTGCGCCATCAACAGTCTTGATAGCAGTTAGTATCTCTGCTGCTGTTTGATCGCCAGTAGCACCTGCCTCTATGCCATCCAGCTTAGTGCCGTCAGTAGCTACATCACGGCCATCAACAGTTCCAGTCAGAACAACATTGCCACTAACGTCTATGCCTGTAGAGGTTGTTGACATCTTCTGAACGTTGTTGTGTTTTAGATCGCAACCAGCGCCTTGATTAAATCTTGCATAGGTCTGACCACCTACGCCTGATACACCATTGCCAATATCTACGTAAGCAACTCCACCTATAAATAAGTTGCCAGTTCCAGAATCAACTACATAACTATTAAGGGTGTCATGGTAAATTTGGAAATCTAAACTTTGACCAAACAATGCCTTGTCATTATCACCAAAAGCTATGTTGTTGCCGCTAGTTTGGTTTCCAAGTGCTAATGTTTGTGCCAGAGTTGCGCCGCCAACATCTGTGCTAGTAATAGTAAAGTTGGGGTAAGTACCAGTAATAGTAGTGCCGCCTGCACCAGTAAGACCAACAGTCTGGTCAGGAGAATCATTAGTAATGGTAAAGTTAGGGTAAGTACCAGAAGTAGAGATACCAGTACCACCAGTGAGTGCCACAGTTTGATCAGGAGCCGAGTTAGCGATTTCTCCACCAGCAGACAATGTGATTCCAGTGCCAGCAGACAAAGCTGCAACTACATTAGTAGTATCTGTAACATCTGCACCCGCTTCGATACCATCTAACTTAGTACCATCAACAGAGACATCGCGACCATCTACTGTAGAATTGGCAGCCATGAGAATGTTATCGCCGCTAGACACTGAAATGTCAGTACCGCCCGTAACGTTACCAAGAACTAATGTTTGCGCTAAGGTTTCATTTCCGCCACCCCCGCCAGTGCTGGTGATTGTAAAGCTCGGATATGTTCCGGTAACAGTTGTACCGCCCCCGCCTGTAAGCGCAACAATTTGGTCAGGGGAATCATTCGTAATAGTGAAGTTAGGGTAAGTTCCTGAAGTGGAAATACCCGTGCCACCCGCAAGTGCTACGGTTTGGTCAGGAGATGTGTTAGCAATCTCTCCACCAGCCGACAAGCTAATGCCTGTGCCTGCTGATAAAGCGGCAACAACGTTAGTGGTGTCAGTTACATCAGCACCTGCTCCAATACCGTCTAGCTTAGTACCGTCTACCGAAACATCACGACCATTAAAAGTGCTAGTAGTAGTTACTGCGCCAGTCAATGCCCCGCCAGTTAAAGGTAAAAAGTCTCCACCACCACCAGCGTTAGCATCAACGTATGCTTTAATAGACTGCTGGGTTGCAAGAGCAGTAGCACTATCGGAGGCCATGTTATCTTCATCGAGTATATTTGTAACTGTAACAGCGCCAGTTCCTTTGAGGCCATCAAACTCAACAGTGCCATCGACATCAATGCCAGTGTTAGTTGTTGACATCTTGTTGACGTTGTTGAACTTCAGATCGCAGCTACCAGCAGTATTGAACCTAGCGTATGTTTGTCCACCGACACCAACAACACCATTACCAATGTCGACATAACTTGCACCGCCAATAAACAAGTTGCCTTCCCCAGAATCTACCACATAGCTGTTAGAAGCATCATGGTAAATTTGTAAATCTAGGCTATCACCAAAAATGGATTTATCATTGTCATCAAATACAACGTTGTTCCCGCCAGTTTGATTTCCTATCGCTAGTGTTTGAGCTAAAGATTCACCGCCACCATAGTTTGGTGTAGTTGCAGTCACATCCCCAGATGCGTCAAAGGTTAAAATTTTGTTTGCTCTATCAGCCTCTAAGGGGAGCTTTAAGTTTGCACTTGGCTCTACATCTTGCAGTCCAATAGAACGATCAATGTCAGTCTCAAGTTGATTCATTGCCAGGTAGGCTTTGTCAAAGTCGGCATTAACATCTGATGCCAAGAAGTCACCAGCATTCTGGTAGTTGGTTGTGCGGGTAATAGGCATTGCCAAAAGAATAGACAGCTTACTTCCAGAAGAAGCACCAACTGTTAAAATTACATTACCACCGTTTTCATTCCCCACATTAGAAACGTTATAATCATTATTAACAGTAAGCTCTACGCCATCCTTCAAGACCTTTAAGTCAGAGGCAGATAACACTTTAAACGTATAGGCAAAAACAGTTTGACTATCTGATGCGATATAATCGTTTCTAGTTACTCCGCCAGTTACAGGCATAACAATTCCTCAAGAATAATGTTCATAAATATGTGCTCAATTATACTAAAAATTGGTTAAAAAATATACAGCTATTGTGCCTTCTCATACTTTTCTAAGCCCTTGAGATACTGCTCAACAGACTGCTTTGCTCTCTCATAGACCTGTCTATCCAATTGCTCAAGTCTCTTAGCCTTCTGATCTGCTGACATTCTCATATCCCCACGAACCTGCCTTCTCTTCTTGTTTAGCTTGGCAATCTTCTTGGCTGCTCTCTTAACCTGTCCTTCCTGAGAGAACATAAACTGATTTTCTCTTCTGTAGTTCTTGGCCTTCTCGCCACTGTAAGACTTCAGTGAGTTAGACTTGATCTTAACTTCCTGTGATAAGTCATAGAAAGTATTGCCGGTAATAGATGATCCGCTGATTACTGGGCGAGTTAAAAAGCTGCCAAGCACAGGGGTATCCAGAGCAGATGTAGGTCTTGCTGAGTAAGGCTGGTCATTAAACTCTCTAACCTGCCCCAATATCATATCGCCAGCACCAGTAATGTACTTAGAGGAACTAGCAAATGTGCCTTTAAGTAGCGCATCAACATTGGCAGGAGATACATTAAACTTCTCGCCCAACACTCTAGCAGTTTCGCTAGTGTATGGAGTGGCCCTAAGCTCTGGCTCAAGATCATCTAGGTAATCAGGGTAGATAGACTGCCCACGATAGAAGTTCCAGTTAGTTGCAATCTCAAGACCAACTTTTGCTGGGGGTGGCAGTATTCCTGTAGCATCAGAAACCGGGCTAAGAGACATCCACATTCCAGCAAGCACTTCCTCGTATATGCTTTTGCCAACAGGGTTATTATTCTGATGGCTCCAAGTCATAAACTTTTCTGGTAATGTTCCAAAGATGTAGCCAGGAGCAAATGGCTTAGGTAATCTGCGCCACTTTCCGCCAGCCTTGTAAATCCAATGCGTATCCCGAATCCATTGTGGATGCTCTAGGTACTCTTCTCTCTCGTCATCTGGAGCGCCATACAGGTAGTATCCAGCCAACAGCACACTAGGCATAGTAATGGTCATTGCAGCAATAGTGCTAACCTGCTTTGGATTCTTCTTGAATGCCCTGATCAGTTTGTCAGTACCCTGTACAGCAGCGTTAAAGAATGGCACATATCTGTTAATGCTTTTACCCACACCACCAGAACGCATGAAGTCAGCAGTGCCTTGGCGAGATTCCTGGGCAGCTTTTAGGTCAGACATACCTGCTCTCTTAGATGCAGTGTATATACCGATACGAGTTGCCTGCTCAGTAGCACTAGCAAAATCAGCTAGGGGCTGAAGACCAAAGGTACGCAACATCTTCATTGAATACTTTGTTTCATCCATTAAGTCTTTATGTGCGTCATACAACCCAGTGTCAGACAAGTCCATGTATGTACCCATAGAGCCACCAGATGCTTTCCACTGGTTATAAGACTCACCATCATCCACTAGAGATGCAAGCCCTTTCACCATGTCGATAGGGGTTGGCCTAGCCTCTGACATCAGAGCAGCGTTAAACTGATCTCTAAATGTATTCTTCAGGATAAACTCAGGGGTCATGGTTGCACCAACTCTAAACACAGTTGTAGGTAGTGCGGCAGCTTGCTTGAACAACCTCTCACCAAAGCTCAACTGCTCAGGCTTCATTCCCTGCATAGCCTTTAGTATGGGGTCAGACACCTCAAAGTATTTACGCTTACCATCAATGAAGACTTCCACTGCGTCAGCCGGAGGACGGTTAGATGGTACCAACACTTTCTCGCCATCAATAGTAACCTCTTGCATCTGCTGGGGTATCTCCTGAATAAACTCAGGGATATAGTCTCTCAAGTTGACAAGACTCCGGGCAATGTTGTTTCTTGACGACAAATCAATGATGCGAGATGTATTGCCAATAATGCTATTGATAGGGTCTTTAATAGCCAGATCAGAGCCTCTAAGACGCTTTACGACAGCCTTAGCTGATGCACCACTAAACAAATCCTTACCGCCCTTAGAAGGCTGCATAAGGGGCTTCAGTATCTCTACTGCACCGGGGTCATCAGTAATGATTCTGTCATACTGCTCTTGACTTATCTTCTCTTCATCAATGACCTGCTGTATCTCGTCATCAGACAAAACACCCAGAACCCTACGAACTTGATCTTGGTTAAATCCTTTGTTCTTTAGGAAGTCGTTGAGCATCACACGCTGGAAAGGTATGTAGTTCTGGTTAGCGTTCACAATCTCATTGTATTGCTCTTGAGACATATTGCCTGACTTAACAAACAGTTGCAGTACACGCTTCTGAAATCCATACAGCTCCTGAGATGTGGAATCAAAGAACTCAATAGCGTCACCATACTTGAATGCTAGGTCGGCTAGATCAATCTCAGCTTTTAGTGCCTGCTCTTCTGAAACTCTACGCTCAGTAACTGGGCCAACAAACTTCTTGTCTTTAGCAAAGTCAGGTTGTACTACTGTGGGCTGTGGCTGTGTAGGGCCTGCAAGTTCGGGCTGCCGTACTTCCTTAACCTCTTCCTTCATTCCTCTTAGTCGAGCATAGTCGGCATATATGGGGTACGATCCCTTTTCATCAAATTCATTTTTTACTTCGCGATAAGCTATTCCGTCACGCTGGCCCTGATAATACGCCTGACCATAAGCCTCGCCATATTCTCTACTTAGCGCATAAGGCCCACTTGAGCGACCTTTTTCTTGCTTATGTCCAGCAATGTATCCTTTAAGGGCATCTTTCTTTTCTTTGTCCGTCATGCCTTTCTGGAAAGGAAATCCTCTTTCTAAAGCTGGGACGGCAAGTGTCTCGAAGTCTTCTGTAAGGTTTTTCTTTGTTGCCTTTCTTGGCTCTTCATATACTCGGCTAGGATCAACTTCAGCCTCAACCTCTGGAGCTGCATCTCTTTCACCAGGAATAGTGTAGTTCTGCAAGTCCTGCTGGATGCGCTTGGCTATCAGGAACTTAGCAAGGTCGGCTTTTCTCTTGGCTTTGCTAGGCTCAACACCAAACAGCTTGGCATCAAAGGCTTCTAGGATTGGCTTCAAACCAATACCGGACTTAACCATGTTGCCATTCTCATCCATAGAGTATGTGTTTCTCTGGAGAGTGTACTTAATGTTTCCAATGATTCCGCTGTACGCACTAATCAATAACTCAGTGTTAGCACCGTCAAGAACTGCTGCACCACGACTCTTAGCCAGCTTCAGGGCTTTTTCTACTGCGTCAAACTTGTTTACAAATGCCGCATAAAAACTAGCAAATAGACTCTGGCTGTGGTCAATCATAGGTGGCGCTTCATCAACCAACTCAGGCTGGTCAACAAATTGAGCTAACAACTCACCTTCTGGGAAGTCATACATCTCAGCTCTTTCAGCAGTCTCTTGCTCTATGAGGAACTTCTCAAGCTCGGCAACATTCTCATTGAACTCTGCTTGATCAATACTGTCAGCGTACTCAATGTCCTCACCAGCCAGCGTTGCTTCAGTCTCAACTGGAACTTCTGCCTCATTAAACTCAGCAATACTGCGGTAAGCATCATCAAAGTATTCTTTTGTCTGCAAGTCATCCATGCTTTCAAGACGACTAGCTTCGTCAAGAGTCATGTCAATTTCCATCTGATCACCTTGATTTAGCAAGAGATCATAATCGCCCTCACTTAACCACTCGATAACCATTTCAGCCATTTCATTATCGCCAATAGTTCTGTCACTAGAACCACCAGCTCTTGCGCCCATATCAAACAGGCCCATCTCTTCATTATATCTTTCCGTCAAGTCAGATATTGTTTGCTTTGGATTTTTAACAGACCAAACTCTTTTGAGCTTTTTACCAATAGGTGCCTTTTTGTTTGTGCCATATCTTCCATACTGATCGATGTTATAAAACATACTAGGATCAGCGCCATAGTAAATTAACTGCTCAGGGTCTAACGCACCATTACCGGCAATAAGGTCAATAAACCTTAATGATCTTTTCTTTATATTTTCAGCAGACTTCTCTAATCTTTTTACTTCTTTTTCTCTGCGCTTATCAAAAGACAACTCTTCAGTAGCCTCATATTCCTGTATCTTTGCTTCATTTATTTTTTGAGATATTACTTCTCTAGGAACAAAAGAAACCTGCATGAACTCAAGCATAGTTTGATCTTCAGACTTCTGCTGATCATTGACGTAATCGCCAACTCTATCTTCTTTCAGCACAACACTGACAGGCGCGTTCTCTTCAACATTAGTCTGCTCATCAACTACGTTCTGTAGTTCTTCATCAGTCAGGCCTTCAAGAGCCTCCATGATCTCCTGCTCAGTGCGCCCCTGGTTAGAAAGTATGTTACTTGCAGCAACACCTACAGTCTTAACGCCACCCATAGTAGCGATCAGTCCAGCCTCAATAAGGAACTGATCTTTGTCAGGAACAATGCGATCCCATACTTCATCGACAGTAAATGTCTCACCAAATGCCATATCAACGTACGTATTCAGTACAGCAGCAACACGTTCCTCACCAAGCTCATTAAGTACACCATGCCAACCAGCTCTGGTCAGTATCTCCTGAACCTTAGCGTTAGGCTGTATCTTCTGGTAAGCCTTAGTAATGCCCTCTATAAGTGCAGGTGGCAGCTTATTTATAGATGTCTTAGCATTAGTAGCAAGTCTTCGAGTAATAGGGTCTACAACGAACTTCCCAACTTTAACACCAACAAGCTCACTGGCAATTTCAGCGTTAGTGTACGCAAATGCTTTTAACGCAGTGACAGCCGGGGATTCTTTGGCATCACTCAAGATAGCCTGACCAGTCTGAGTAAGCTGGACAAACTGACCTAAACGCAAGTCACCATAGTTAGCTACGTTTGCTGGAACCATTGCAGTAGATTGAGCAGCAACTCTAGCGCCATAACCTGTATAACGTGCAGCAGCAGCAGCTTGTGCAGACACCATAACGCCCTTGGTTAGAGCCTGTGTAGCAGCAGTCTGTGCAGTCTTACCAATGCCACCAGTAGCAGCAAACTCAGCTATAAACGCAGGCATAGGAGCACCGTAATATTTCATGCCCCCGCCCCAGGTAAAGCCCCTGATCTGCTTTTCAAGCTCAGTGTCTATGTAGTCATTAAACTTGGTTTCTTCAGACTCAGTAAGTGGAACCTTATCCTGTATCTTCTTAGCTATACCGGCAAGACCTAGAGCCTCATAACCTCGAACAAGTCCGCCAAGAGGCAGGTAATCAGATGGAGTAATAAAGTCATTGGCCTCACTCCAACCAATAGGATTGTCTTTCATCTCCTCAATCTGCTCTGGGGTAAACCGAGTAAGCGCAAGGTTCCATGTGGTATCTTCATTCTTCTGGGCTTGGTCGTTAAACTCAAGCATAGAGGGGTCAGTCAAATCCACAGTGTTATTTAGGGCAGCAACATTCTGCTCACCAATAGTCATTGGCTTATCAGTAGGTGCGAACACAAGGTCTTCTACTGGCTTATCCGTAGGTGCGAACACAAGGTCTTCTACTGGTTTGTCAGTAGGTGCAAATACAAGCTCCTCCACCTCTTCTTCAAAAGGTATAGACTCATCGGATGGATCAAGATCGCCAACAAATCCGGGATCAGATTCTCGACTAAGCTCTTCAAATAGTTCCTTGCTAACTTCTGTTCCCTCAAACTCGTAACGAGGAGGTAGCTGAGTTGTTTCAGTTACTTGATCTGTTTCAGGAAAAACAGAAGAAAAATAGTCTATTAACTCTGGATTGTCGCGAGTTGCAGTTATCGCCATTTGGTAGTTATCTTTTGTAAGGATGCCTTTTTCAACAGCATTTTGTGCTTTACCTAACAACTCTTCTTTACTTGCCATTAAACTTATCCTTACTTAGTGCGTTGTAGACCTTTATATATATATGGAGTTCCAACTGGAAGTGCATCATACTCAGCTTGAGTTGGATTAGTCAGTATTGGTGTAGTAGTCTTGCCAATCGTTGCTTGTGCGCTAACAGCCATTCTAGTCTTAATATCGTCAACAGCATTTTGAGCCTCGTCCTTGTAGATGCGCTCAATCTCTTTACCTCTAAGCGGTGGCCTTCCAGCTTCTGCTCTTATGTCGTTCTCTTCTCTAATGCGAGGTTCTGCATTCTCCCACAAGTATCTAACACCAGCACCCCTTTGACTGGCAGGTATCATTGTATCAATTATCTCTTGAGCGTCATACATACTGTCATACAACTCAGCACTAGACTTAGCTTTGGCTGATTGCGTAATGTTTCTAAATTGTACTCTCCATTTTTCAGCAATTTTCTGCTCAACAGTACCATCAGTCTGAGCAGTAAGCATTGCATTTTCTATTTGATTAAATCCTTCTAGCTGTAACTCTGGGTCTTCTATCCGCAATACATCGTAGGATTGCTGAATCAACTCATTATAGATTTCAGGCACAGTAGTAGCCGTCAACTTTTCCACAGAGTTCAAGTAGGTAACGCGTAACTTTGCATCTGCCTCTGGAATCTTTCCTTCATAACGAAGTTTGTTAATGTCTGTTATCTTTTGCTTTGTACTCATAGCAGTGCTATTCAAGACGGTATCGTCATACTTAGTAAGGTTAATGTATTGATTTTCTAAGTCTACCATGCGAGCCTCTTTAAGCTCTGTAATCCTGGCCTTCTCTGCATCATCAAACAGGGAGACAAGTTCTTTCCTAGCTGTCTTTTTTTCTTTAGGCGTAAACTCTGCAAGGTCTGCATCATCAAAAGCATCGACATAATCTTTGGCTTTCTGTTTCTTTTGAGCAACAGTCAGACTTTCATCATCAATAATCTGCTGTGCGCCACTATTAACCTGAGCAACCTTAGAGTCAAACTCTAGCTTCAATCCATAAGTAGCAAGCTCTTCCTGATCTGTTGCTCCAGACGCAAGAAAGAGAGGGGCTGTGGTTGTGTTAAAGTCATCCTGCAACTGTTGAGCTTCATCCATCTTGCCATCAGCAATAAGGTTAAGAATTGTGTTTTCATGCAAGCTCTTCTGCACAGCCCAAGATGCCTTGGATTCGCTTAGCTCGATCTTCTGCTGGGCCTTGAGTACAGATGCACCTTGCTGTCGGCTAACAGTACCAAAGTATTTCTCAACACTCTCTTGCAACTCTAATGGCACAGAACCTTTTATGCCGTCATAAAACCCTTTAGACTTTGCGGTAAAATCTTTAATGTTGCTTGGATTATCTATAGCAATGTTAGACAGACCTGAATTAATGTCTTCCATGATCCCTGTCTTATAGGTGCTCATAGCAGCAGCATTATATTGGTTGCCACCAAATTTAGCAGCAGACATCATCTCAAGATCGCTACCAGTCTCTAAAGCCTCCTGTGCGGCCTGTACGCCTTCCTCAGCCCTTTTAGCCTCAATTATGGGCTTACCTATAGCCAAGGTAGATTCGCGCATAGTTTGGCCTAAACCAGCCAATGCTCGCATTTTATCGCCAGCAGTTCTGTCTACACCAGTTGGAGTAAAGCCACCGTATACGTCAATTCTTTGTTGTCTAGGTTGTTTAGCCATTATTATAATCTCGCAATATCGGTTGCGCCAGATAGTAGTGTACTAGCCGCACTAATCTTACCAGCAGATACAACATTAGATGCTTGCCGTTCTAACTGTGCTTGCTTAAGTCTTTCAGATAGCTCTATCATACCTTCACTTAGACCAACATTCTTAGCGCTCTGTAAAGAAATACTTGCATCAGTACCTTCACCTTTTTTTCCAGACAACCCCATAGCAACAATGTTAGCTGCTTGCGCCCTATTGAGCTTCTGCTGACGTTCTAGCTCACGACTCTCAGCGGCCAGACGTTCTTGCTCTGCTTGCTGTTTAAGTGCCGCCGCTTGATCTTTAGAGGCTTCAAGCTGGCCATAAACCTGGGTGGCTGTACCGACTGCTATTAAGCTGCCTATAATCACAAATGACATTTAAATAACCTCTTGCTCTACTAGAGCTGCTTCTATTTCATCAATATCTGTTAAGTGTGTAGGATGGTATGTAATCCAAGTACACCCTGTCTCGCTATATATAACACGCTTAGTTCCTGGCACTGTCTCGCCCAAATACGGAGCTGTAATTTTTTCTCTTTCGTGAACGCTAGATACCTTACACTCACCAGATACCACGCTAAACAGGTGTTTGCTTTTATGAAGCGCCCCTACAACAATACTTCCTGGAGGCATTACCATCTCTCTTGCATACATACCATCAGAAAAATGGTGTCTTGTAATTACTTCTGCCTTTGGAAAATCCTTTATTATTTCTTGTAGTTGGTAAATACTATCTTGCGCTACAACATCATTCACGAAGATTCGACCTCATACTCAATAGCCTGTAAATGGAAAGGCGTAGGATCTGGTACTGTGATCTCAGGAACAACATCAATGCCCCAGCCATTGCCGCCATTGTCATCTTCTATAACGCCAGTTATAGGTGTAAATGATGTATTTAATGGAGTATTAGGGGCTGCACCAAACTGCCTAATTGCTACAGGGTTTCCGTCAACATAGACTCCAGCAGTCTCATACACTCTTAAATTCATTCTGCAAATTTTCTTTTCGCGCATACTATTTTGACCAAGGCGGGTGCCAGAACTGGTGTTGACAGGCATTGTCTTTACTGTTACTGGAAAGTTAAGCCCAACCTCTATATCCCTAGTACTAAATCCATTAAGCTCTGCTGCGGTAATTGTAATGCCCCAAGCGCCATTGTCAAAAGCAACAACTCTACTGGGCAACACATCGCCATCTGCCACAACGCTTACTTCATAACCCTCAAGCCTAGGGCCAACAGGTATGATAACATCAGACCCCATATTAACCACTGTAGTTTTTAAAGCAGACTCTGTGACATAGTCAAAACTCCATCGCTCAATGTCATAGAAATCAGCGATGCCTACTTGGCGATACACGATCATGTACATTTCGTCTCCAACAGCAGAGCACGACTTAATAGTGTTTATTGGTGAAGGTGTCCAGCGCGTAAAGCCATTTATATCTTGCGCTCTCATTGTATTTAAGACGGCACCAGTACCATCCTGATTTACCAAAAATACCCAGTTCGCATCTTCTGTTGTGCTGCCAGACAACAAAGCCATATCGACGGGCTGATTAATTAACTGTGAAGACAAAACAGAAATGTCATTAGATGTATAGGCATCTTCATTAAAGCTGAATACATACTGACGCAAAGTATTTCCATTCTTGTCTACAAATAGTGTGGCCCCGTCAACAGCTTTTGACTCAAGATTAATTGAGCCATGCTGAGTCTGAGCAACAACCGAAATATCTGACGGAGTTTGACCTTTAACTACAAACTCACTGCCTGAGCAAAACAACTGCAAGCCTCGATCTGGATTAATATCAACAATGTTAGTTAATCCGCGAGAGTCAATTGTTATAAATATGCCTTCATCATCGTCACCCTTCTCGCTAAAGAAGTCAAAGTAACTGCCTGACCTAGATGCAAACAAACTCTGTGGCTTAGACTTTGTACCGCCCAGCCATAAACGCCCCTCAAAAAATACTCCTAACTTTGGATAGCCCCTAGTTTCTGACCAAACATCTTCAGATTGAGATTGTCCTTGCTGTGTTATGGTAAACGCTATTGTGTCATTTACATTTCCACTAGTAGGGAATCCAGCAAACAATTCATAATCACCTGCTGACGCTCCAGCCATTGTGATTGTGTATGTTTTGGCGGCAGTTCTTTCTACAGTTATACCCGAAAAACCAAAGTTAGGCATATCCTGCAAATTCTTCTGCAAATGGAAAGCCGTAGAAGATTGCTCATCAGCATTTGAATCCCCAGAATAAGTAATGTCTTTACTTAAAACTCCATCAACATCAATTTGATATTGCTGCCCATAAGTAAAACCACTAAATGTACAGACCTGTATTGCAGGTATGGAAATAGGGCTATCAACGTCATCATAATCATACTGCGGAACATTTATAAAAGGAATGTTGTCTAGCACAAAAGCGTCAGTTTCATCTAACCCACTAAATACAATGCGTACCGGAGGGTAATCCTCCTGAAACATAAGCATTACATTTTCTGTTTGAGCATCCCTTACGCTATCTACTGTTGCTTCTGAATAAGGCACAATTACATCAGCTACATAAACTGTCTCTGTGCTGCCAGCATGAGGCGTTCTATAAAACCTAAGATTGCCAGCAGTCAGTACACCAAGATAGCTTTGATCGACTCCATAATGCCAGTCAAATGTTTTAGCTGTGCCAATTCCAAGCGATTCATTTTTAAAGCCAAATTCCCCAACTTTTATTTGAACGCTGTCACCAAGTGAAACCGCAGCTAATACCCTCCAGTAACGCTTGTTTAAGTTATCTATTTTAAATCTAATGTTTTTAGGACTAACATTGTCCACGCGCAGAAATACGCCAAGAGGCCCTGGCTTAACGGAAGTCCAATCAATAGCATTATCTGAATATTGGATGTTCATAAAAGCCGAAACTACAACACCATCGGCAACTGCAGGATTAGGAATAAGACTGACATTCCTGAGATCAATAAAGTCGTTTAATGTTGGAGAACCAAAATCATACTGAGCAACAACGTTTGGGTTTCCAGCAGAAGTAAGAACATTCGTAATACCAAATGTTTCATCATCTCCGTCATTGATATTAGCAGCAACACCGCCATTGGGCATAGTTGGCGTTACAGCAGTTTGACGTACTAGCGCCCTAACAACTCCGTCAATAAACTCAGTCCCAGGTCTACGCTTTACGCCACCCTGCGGTACGATAACTACGTTTTCAGCAGATTGCCCACCCTTGTAATACTGATCAAGATCGGTACGGCCTATTAGTAACGGCGAAAGCTCTCCACTAGCAAAGCTGGACTGCTTATATTGCGACTTAGGCATTAGTACCTCACATTAATAAAGGGTTGATCCTGGATAGGTGTTTGGGGGTGTTGCTGAGAGTCAGTAAATCTAGCCATACGACTAGCGTTTAAATACTGGTTAGCCAGTAGTTGCATAGAAGATGCGCTGTCGCGAATGGATGGAGCAAAGTCCATAGCCAATGCGTATTCAATCATCTTAGAAAAATATACGGGCCATTCAGACTCGGAGACGTTAGCAATATAATCGCAATATAGAGTTCCACTATAGTTGCAATAAACTTTGTCACCAAGAATTTGGTATCTGATGCTTGGACTTAATTTAATTAAAACAAGCATATCGGTAGGAAGCTGATAAATAGACTGCCATTCAGTGCCTATAGGCTCCTCGACAGTTAAAGACAATTGAGCTTGCTTACGGGCAAAGCCCCATCGAAACTTTGTTAGTTCATTCTGTACAATATTGTCGTACAAATTGTTAGCAACAGTCTCTGCGCGAGAGTTACCTGATAAAGATGTTACAGGCAAGTCGCCAATTAGAATAAGTGCATTAGAAATTAGCTGTATCTTGCTTGACATAAAAAACCTTTATATGTAAAGAAAGGGGCCACCGGAGCAGCCCCATTCAGTTTTACTACTTAATCAGTGATGGTTGTTCCAGCCGCTGTAGTAACAACGCCTGCCTCACTAACTGATCGAACATAGGTGATGTGCAAGTAAGCTGTGCCTACTTCGCGAGTAACATTGATCTGATCACCCTTTTGTAGAACATCTGCTGCTTCATCAAAGTAGCTAACAAGTTGCAGGACTGGGCCAGCAGCATTGTCAGGAGCTTCAGAAGCATTATACATCCATAAAGTGCCACCAGTACCAGCACCTCCAATTCTTGATAAACCTTGTCTTTCAAAAGCCATGATAATATTCCTTATGCAGTTTTGTCGTATTGAACTTTAACGATACCAAGACCGTCACGAGAAACAGCGCCAGCTTTTAGCATACCGTTACACAACCAAGAAGTGCGATCAGCAATCCAATCAACGTCAGTCTTGATGTCGATACCGATTGCAAGACCAACAGCGTCCTGAGAGAAGAAGTATGAATCAACGATGTTAGCTGCTTCAGTCAGACCACCTTCAGCACGATCTTCGATAACTACGAACTTAAAGCCACCGAAAGTATCAACGTCACCGTTGACCAGAGCTTTAACATTGTTGTAGTCAGAAGAAGTGATTTCTTCTTGGTTCAGCAGACCACCCAGACCCTGAGCATTGATAGCAGCATACAGGTTAGAGTTAGGAACGCCTTGAGCGCGGAGAGCAACCTGAGCATCAATAACCTTAGCAGTAGTCAAGTTAGTGCCGCCCGCAGCAACAGTAGCAGCATAAGTAGTTTCTGCGTCCATAGCGTCGATAACGAGCTGGTCAGAACGACGACCCAAAGAGCTTGCGATGGTGCTTGCTAGTTCTTGCTTCTCGTCAAAGTTTACAGTGGCAGCGTCAAACATATCTGTGTACTCTGGAGCATTCCAGTTAGACAGAGTTGCAGTTGCGAAGCCGTGAGTGATGTCCATAGGAGTTACTAGATCAGAAGTAGACTTCTGGTTAGCTAGACCCTTACCCATGTTACGGAATTTGTAGGTGTCACCTACTACGTTGTTTCGTACAGTTACAGCGCCTTTCAAAAGGCCAGCGTTTTGGTATGCGTGCTTGACCATGCTGTCAAACTCCGTTACCGCTACGGATGATAATACTTTACTCATAATGATTTCCTCGAAAAAGAGTAATAAATAATAAAAAGTTTTTCAAGGTTTTAGCTGAGTACCCGAGTAAACTTGGTCAGCATTCAACCTAAATTTACTGGGCCTTAATAGAAAGGGGTGTCCAGTGTGCCGATTATACACCTTTCACCCCATAAACTCAACCAAACGTGCGGGTATGAGCCTTATCGCCACCAAATTCCTGCATCATCTTCTGGATTTTGGCTTCGTGAGAGGCATCAATACTACGAAGTAGCTGCCCATTCTCGTTCTTCATAAACATCTGAGATTCAATATCGCTCCAAGTCATGCCAGTAGGATGCTGTCCACCATCAATTGGTAGCTTAGTAGGTGCAGTGGCACGAACCAAATACTCTACCAGCTCAATAGATTTGGCATCAGTAACAAGATCACGAACCACTTCGTAGTCAGCAGCATCTAAGTTGTTCTTTAGATAGCCCTCAACATTCTTAATGCGCTCACCAGCATTATCACCTAACCGTGCAATCTCTTGTTCCTGCGTTACAGCTTCTACTGCTTCACCCTGTGCTGACAACAATTCCCACGCTTCACCAAATGCTTCTTGGCTCATGTTGGTTTTGCTTGCAAACTCAGTTAGCTCTTGCAGTAAGGCATCGTCAGACTCAATTCCTTCTGGGCCAGCATAGCCATCTTTTGGTGCGCCAGTAAAACCACCGAACTTTTTTTCTAGTTCAGTATAGGCTTTGGCTTGTTCAGCGACAGACTTATACTTGTCGCCTTTGTACCATTCGGGTGTCTCGCCGGAACCCTTGATACCATCAGATAAAAAGTATTCACCCTCGCTTAACTCAGGGGCACTTGCATCTAACAGGGTTTCGCTTGTTGTTGTTTCTTCTGCGGCCTGTTCATCAATCATAATTATTCCTTACAGTATTTTAGCTTGTTGCATTTGGTTGATAATAAATTTAACAACTCCAGCCTCACCGTTATGGTAAGCGGCCTCATAATCAACATTGGAGGCACTAAAAGGAGTGTCATTGTTAAAGATAAACCGCTGCGTAATATCCTCAAGCACACGTTTGCCACCAACACCTGCGAAGCATTCGTTATAAGCCTGAGCCAATTCAGCAGCAGCCTTTCTTTGTTTGGCGTTAGCTGCCTTTGCACCTTCTGCATTGACAGCCGTAGTATTAATTGTATCCCAACTCATATAGCAGTTTGTCCCTGATCAACAGGCGGTTGGCCCTGAGTATCCATGCCTTGTTGTGCAGCCTGAGCACCGGCCTGAATTACTTGTTGTTTTTCAATATCACTTCGCACCAACTCAGCAGGCATACCAGTCTTCTCTGCAACCCAGGTTCCAAAGTCTTCTAGCTTAAAGCCAATCTTGGCTTGATCTGGGCCAGCATTCTGAAGTACAAACTGAACAGCTTGTTGTACGTTAAGGATGTCTTCACCGTCCTGCGCCCTGGCAAGTGGAGAAGTAAACTTAATAGCGACCTGGCGACCATCTAGCTCGATAGGTGTAATGATGCCTCTGCGTGTAAGTATAGCAGCTACGCGCTTAATGATAGGGATCAATACTTCGGTCTGTAATCTGCCGAAGGCAGAGCCGATGCGTTTAGCCAATTCACGCGACTCGATGGCAACCTCAGTGGCGGATCGAACAGCACCAGTAGGATCACGAAGATCGTTGAATAGGGCCTTCTTGATCGACATCTGTAGCTCATTGATTTCAAACTGTGCCAACTGTAAATTAGAACCTGTATCTAGGCGTTGAATAGAAGGGTTGCTGCTGTTGTTAGAACCAACTGGAATAACAATGCCTGGGCTTATATTCAAATTGTAGGGGTTAGTTACGCCATCATCGGTAGCAGTGTACATACCTGCTAAATCAATAGCGGCCTTCTGGAGTACAAACTCTTTGGCCTTGTTGAGTGAGCGCACATCAGGGAGTGCCTGTAGTGCTGGGCCACGGCCTCTAATCTCACCAGCTACCTTACTATAACGACCTGTAACCCAAGGGCTGGACGTGCCAAAGTCTTCCATCCAACTAATGCGATCTTCTTTGCCTACCCATACACAGCCATAGTAGGTTTTAGATTTGGGCATATAGACAACGCCCTCGCTAATATCAACATCAGCTTCTGGGCTTTTTGCAATAACATCTTTTATTTTTTCAGAGGGCTTAAATCCAGGCCATTGACGCTCAAGGTTACGAGCTTTAACTTTAAATCTACGCCAATGTGTTTCGATGCTTCCGTGTGGGCCTTCTTCAAAAGCAATCCCCTTCTGTGGAATAGCATTAAAGATGATGGGCATCTCATCGCTTTGATCTTCATCAATGCGCAAAGTGCCTGTGCCTACTAACAAATCAAGTGCGTGCTCATAAAACTGAGTAGCAAAGTTAGATCGGTTAATGTAATCAAAGATAACTTCTGCCTGAATATGCAAGTTGCCCTGTATGTCTTGTAGGCTGACATCAAAGTTACCTTCTTCAAGCTGCTTAACAACCTGATCAGATGGCTCAAAGGTAGCCCAGCGTGACCAGATAGGAGCAATGTTTTCTTGCAGTTTACTAGCGCCCTGTTGGATTGCCTCAAGTGCAGTAGAGTCAAAGATGCGATCCATCTTCTTTTGACCTGGAGCATAATCTTGAAATAAGTTTCGGTTTGGCAAAAAGTATTCGTAAACATCATCAAGTGTACTGTGCCATTGCAGGGCCACCTCAAATGCTTTAGCTTCTCGGTTTTTTAAATCTTTTAGTGATCCAAGCTCTTTTGGCAATTGCATTAAAAGAGTCCTCCAATAATACTTTTCTTGGCGGCTTTTTTCCCTAGGCTTTTTCCCATCTTGGCGGCTTTTTTCCCTAGGCTTCTTCCCATTGCTTTTGTCCCTAGGCTTTCAACTTGTCCACCTGAAGTTTGCATATAACCTGGTGTAGTTGTTGGGCCAGCAGGAGCTTCAGCTTGTTGTATGGGCATTCCAAGCAAAGATGCTTTGCCTATTTTCTTTTGCGCTATAGCTTTTAACCTACGCTCGCTTGCCGCTGCTTCTTCTTGCAATGCAGAACGCTGTCGTTTTTCCATTGCCACTTGCTCTGCCGTTTTTTTTGGTGCGTCTGCTGAGCCACCCATAGTATTACCTCGTATGCTTTATATGTTTGTATAGTTGATATGGAGTCCAGATGAATGGCTTCTTAATGCCCAGCATCTGCTTAACATTGCCAACACAAGTGTTGAGTGCAAACAAGTTAATGCTAGTTTTTTCTTGCTTATAACCGACTGTTATATCGTTGGCCCCAATTATATCATTTATTGAGTCTACATTATACAGCTCATACTTGCCTGTATTTTTCCCAGCAACAATAAACTTACCTTTGGAGGGCACGATAACATAACAGTGCCCCATGTCTTCCCTAATAAACCTAGACCACCAGTGGCCTGTATCACTTGTAAATACTACAAACATATCGCTTTGACTGCTAGAAGACACTGAAATTTACCTTTGCTGTGTGTGGTTTTGCGAAACCCTGATCTCGACGGAGAGCAGAGCGACCTTCACCTTCACCTTGCAGGGCATACTCTAAGGCCTCCACTGGGTGAGAGTATTCATTCTTGTCTGGCTGATCACTGTAGCGTTCGCCTGATGTCTGCACACGACGATAACAGAAGCCACCCTGTAGACCCTTACGAATCATAGAGGCTTTGGGCAAGACAATGAAGCGAGGCTTACCATCCATACACATCTCTTTCATGGGTACTTCTAAAGCGGCTCTGCGTTTCAGGGGATCATTAGAGGCTGTTGGTTGACAGGGTATACCAGCGGCTCGCATAATCTGGAATGGCGTATCACTGTTGGCCTGATTCTTGTTGTCACCAGATGGATCACCCCAGCCTTTAAAACTGTGATCAGGGTAAGTGTCTTCAATATAACGTTTTAGGGTAGGCGCAAAGTCTACTGCACCACTATCAGTAAGTACCATTTCGTCAAAGCATATCCAACGCCCGATAGCAGTACGTTGAAGAAAGGCACAAGCAGGTGTACGGCCAAAGTCAAACCCCAAAATGATAGGAGTGTCCTTGCACGGCGTGAAGTCCATGTGGGATGCGTGAACACTATCCGTATACATTGGGTGAACCGGCTTACCGTTAGATACAAAGCCGTACTCATTAGCAAGATTAACTTTAATCCAATCATGTGTTTTACCCTGTAGTCCACGCTTGTAATAGTTAGCAGGTAGGTTAGGCAGGTTCTCGGCTTTATCGTTTACCTTCCAATTTTCCCCATCTTTAAACACGCCACCTGGTTGTCTATGAAATGCCCAGCCTTCAGGACGCTCAATTTCTGCCAGCTTGTAGTACCAGTGGTCTTCGTCGGGGGCGTTACTGTCACCTAGCACACCGTGATGCGTAGGTTTGATTCCCTCCTTGGGGGAAGGATAGCGACCATGACGTAGGTCAAGCATATCGAGAACGGCCTTAGAATGCTCTTTCGTCTCGTTTAGCCACACCCATGTACACTGGATACCCCTGGCCTTCTTAACGTGCTCAGGGCGGTCAAAAGCGATGAATATGACCTCTGACTTAACTGAGGTGCCATCTTCTAAACGAAAGTTGATGTAATGGGTAGGTGGTTCTTTGTTACCCTGACGGAATGGGCCAAGGTCTTCATGGATTTCTAGCCAGTCTTTAATGGTGGTGGAGAACAATTCGGAGTAGGTGTTTCGACAGGCAATGATGCGGGACAGTCGGACACCATAGTTCTTATGTCCAGGGGTCATTACTGGCTTTTGTTCGGTCATCAAGTCGAATAGCTTGAGGATGGTTTGGACAGTCTTGCCTGAACCCAGTGGCCCCATAATGAAGGAGTTCTGAGAGCGGCAGTCAGCGTAATCTTGTAGGACTTGTCCTTGCGGCCCCATGCAGTATTCTATGGTCGGCATTCAGTGATGACCTCAGCTTGTGTTTCTATAACGACTCGCGCACCACAGGATAGGATGGGCTTGCTTGTTTCAGAATAACGCACTACAGAGTCACCAAGGATTTGGACGCTGTGGCAGTAGGTGTTCTTCTTTCCCTGCTTAACAGTAATGACTGGCTCATCAGTATTATGCTTTAAGTTAGCTTTAATTTTATGCTGGTTGACATGGATATAGGTTTTCATTTCTTGCTCCAGTCGATTGCATCATAGCCACTTTTGAATTTCTCGCGTGTCTCAGGAGTCGATGTGCGGCTGCCATCACCCTTGCCACCGTTACCGTTAGCATCCCAATTACGGAAGTGTTCTTTGCGTGTCTCTTTGTCCAACTTGTGAACCATGCTCTTGCCTTTAGCCATTACTCTTCATCCTCATCTTCATCATCTATAGCGGCATTAATAATTGCTTCTACTACTGGGTCTACTTCTACGACCTCTGCCTCGATAGCATCAGTACCACCATCAAAGCGTTTACGTTGGATAGCCACTACAGCGCCATCGTCAGCACGTATCTCTACAGCCTTTAACTTTGGCTCAGTATATTCAGCAACCTTACCCCATGCGTTTACAGCAGCATTCAGGGCAGCAACATCACCTTCTTCCTCAGCTATGTAGTCCAGCTTACTAGCCGCTTCAGCCATCTTCATAATGGGATGAAATGACTCACCATACATATCCTGTAGACGGGCCAGTAAGAACTTTTTATTCTTGTTCGGTACACCTGGAGGTCTCATAGAATAGATACCATAACCTTTGCATAAGTAAATGTTGTTTTATTTTTCATCTTCAAAATAATCACCAGCCATTCTATCTTCTACAATATAGATTAAGTCAGTCATACCAACTACATCTTTATC